GCCTAAAACCTGTTCGTTTTGTTCGTTCAAAGAGAACTGTTGGAAGGGGGCAACCCTGCATCCAAAGGTAACTTCTCGTGCTAAGTTTAAGCCATCTGTATGGTACAGTAAACTTGTTAAGAAGGAACTGTAATGCCTCTTGTGTACACAACCAGATACCCACTAGACCTTTTGGAACTAAATCCTCAGATGAGTTTTGTGTACAAAGAATCCCACCTTGGAACAGGGGGAGGCAGAGATACGGTGCGAATTCGCAACCTTGAAAAGTCTTTGCCTCTTACCTTACGAAATCACTACGCTGACGACGGGTACTTAACTGCAGACACGGAAGCACGGGACATTCCTGTGATAGAGTCCGAGTTTCAAACTATAACTCACTACCTAAGAATGGGAGATATCATATGCCTTCCGACGACAATATTGTCAGAAGAACTCGCGTCACTAGAAAAGCGTTCCCCAAAAGTCGCAACGTATCTGTCGAAACGGCTGGAAAATCTAAAACAGATGTTTCTCCCCAACGGTTGAAACGCACTATTAGATTCCGGTCTAAGTTTGAGATAAGTGTGGCAAAGACACTGGCGGACAAAGGTATTCCTTTTGAATACGAATCTAAGAAGATTGTGTTTCTTCCCAAGCCGCGAACTTACACTCCAGACTTTTACCTTCCTCACAATGACATCTACATAGAAGTCAAAGGACACCTAGACAAAGGTGACAGGGTCAAGATGGTTCTTGTAAAGGAACAGAACCCTGAACTAGACATACGTTTTGTTTTTATGAACGCACGTAACAAAATTTACAAAGGCAGTAAAACCACTTATGCTGACTGGGCTAATCGCTACAACTTTGAGTGGGCAGAACGAACTATACCAGAGGAGTGGTTAAGATGAGTGACGATGATATTGTGGATAAGATTGCAGAACTTAATAAGAGCATGGAGATGGCGTCCCTGTTACCTGACAGGCACTACCTGATATTCAACGAAGTAGACGACGAGAACGTGTCTATGTCCGTATACGACACCACTGATATAGATTTAAACAACGAGTACATAAGTGGTAGTCAAATCTTAGTACAGGGATTACTGGAACTCATGGAGACGGATATAGAGAGAGTTTTGGAAATGGGTATGGCTCGTATAGTTGCACTTGACACTTCTTCAGAAATACCTAAGATAGCTGATACCAGTCTTGGGGATAACATTGTTAAGGTAGACTTTGGAAAGAAGCATTGAGATGACTGATTACAGACGTATGATAGAAGAACTTGAACAACAGAACAAAGAGGTCTACGGCAATGTAGACATGGTAAACAGCCCCCCTCACTACAATCAGGCAGGTATCGAATGTCTCGACGCCATCGGTGCGGCAACGGGAGAGGGCTACGAGTATTATCTGCAGGGTAACATCATCAAATACTTATGGCGGTATCGCTACAAGAACGGTGTGGAAGACCTGAACAAAGCAAAGTTTTATCTTGAACGTTTAATCAAAGAGGCTGAGTGATGAACTGCTGGCACTGTAAGAGTGAACTAATTTGGTGTGGAGACCACGACGTGGGTCACGAGTTCGAAGATTACTCCATGCTGACTGAACTGCACTGCCCTAGTTGCGGCAGTGATTACGAAGTCTTTTATCCTAAAGAAAAAGACAAAGATGATTAAGCACGTTTGCAAACACTGCTTGAACATCCAATACATTTCATCTAAAATGTTCGAATATGCCTCACGCATTCTGTGTCGTGTGTGTTCGAACCCAATAAACAAACAAGACACGAAGGAGAAACAAGATGTCTAATGCGCTACCAACACCCTATCAAGAATTCATCCACAAGTCCCGCTACGCTCGTTGGATTGACGAGGAGTCCCGCCGTGAGGACTGGCACGAGACTGCGGAACGTTATGTTGACTACATGATTAATCAAGTTCAAGGCAAGAACGGTTACAGAGTCACTGACGAACTCCGCCACGAACTCGAACAGGCTATCATCGGCTTGGAGGTCATGCCTTCTATGAGGGCTATGATGACCGCTGGAGCGGCTTTGGCTCGTGATAACATCTGTGGCTATAACTGTTCTTACATTCCCGTAGACAGCCCTCGTTCGTTCGATGAGGCTATGTATATATTGATGTGTGGCACTGGGGTAGGATTCAGTGTTGAGCGTGAGAACGTCGATAAGTTACCTGTCGTCAGTGAGAACTTCAGCAATTCGGATATTGTCATCAACGTTGCAGACAGTAAGATAGGTTGGGCAAAGGCATTCCGCGAACTCGTCGCGCTTCTTTATGCTGGTACAATACCCTCGTGGGATATGAGTGGGATTCGCCCTGCAGGTTCGCGGCTGAAGACTATGGGTGGACGGGCATCCGGACCACAACCTTTGATTGACCTGTTTAATTTTGCCGTGTCTATGTTCAAGAAGGCGGCAGGACGTCGTCTCTATCCTATCGAAGCGCACGACTTGATGTGCAAGGTGGGTGAGGTTGTCGTAGTTGGTGGGGTTCGTCGCTCTGCCCTGATATCCTTGTCGAACCTGAATGATGACCAGATGGCACACGCTAAAGCAGGTCAATGGTGGGAGAACGAGGGGCAACGTGCGTTGGCAAACAACTCTGTAGCCTACAAGTCTAAGCCAGAGATTGACACCTTCATGCGTGAGTGGGTATCTCTTTATGAAAGCAAGTCCGGTGAACGGGGTATGTTCAACCGTGAAGCGGCAGACAAGCAGGTTGCTCGTAATGGGCGTCGTAACACGGGCTATGCTTGGGGTACGAATCCCTGCTCCGAAATCATCTTGCGTCCCTATCAGTTTTGCAACCTGTCTGAGGTTGTTGTTCGCGCACACGATACCTTGAGTGACTTGAAGCGTAAGGTTCGCCTAGCAACTATCTTAGGTACGTTGCAATCAACCCTAACGGATTTCAAATACTTGAGGAAGATATGGAAAGACAACACAGAAGAAGAACGCTTACTGGGCGTATCCTTGACTGGTATCATGGACCACAGCGTCTTAGCAGGTTTGACCGACAGTCGCACATGGCTAACAGAGATGAAGCAAGTAGCAATCGACACGAACGCAGAGCTTGCCCTGATGCTTGGAATCCAACAGAGCAGTGCAATCACCTGTGTAAAACCGTCGGGTACTGTGTCACAACTAGTGGACAGCGCAAGCGGAATACACGCTAGACACAACGACTACTATATCAGGACGGTTCGCGGTGATAACAAAGACCCGTTGACCCAGTTCCTTATAAACGAGGGTGTCCACAACGAACGGGATGTGATGAAGCCGGATGCGACAACGGTCTTTTCGTTTGCGATGAAGAGTCCGGACAATGCTGTTCTTCGTGATGACAGGACTGCTGTAGAGCAACTTGAGTTGTGGAAGCTTTACGCTGAACACTGGTGCGAACACAAGCCGTCTATCACCGTGTCTGTAAAGGAACACGAGTGGATGGAAGTCGGGGCGTGGGTCTACGAGAACTTCGATGTCTCGTCAGGCGTCTCGTTCCTTCCCTTCAGTGACCACACCTACCAACAAGCCCCATACCAAGATATCGAACCGGATGACTACCACGATTGGCAGAAGTCTTACGAACACGTGGTCTTGGATTGGAACAAGCTGACCGACTTTGAAAAAGAAGACAACACTTCAGGTTCGCGGGAGTTAGCTTGCACAGCAGGTGTCTGTGAGGTAGTTGACTTGACAGCAGCATAGTTTATCTATGGTTCGTCTTGGACACGCAGACGTTAAAGCGATGTGGGATTAGGTGGAAGCCCTATATAATCGTCATCACGTAGGAGGACTACCCAGATGAAGAATAAGATATTGGAAACAATGTTTATGCGATTTGTCCGATACGTTGTGGACTGGAGACGAACTCGTTCAGTCATCCGCGAGTTAAACACTTTGACAGACCGCCAGTTACGTGATATTGGTTTAGATAGAAGTGATATCGAACACCTAATATACACCCGCGAACATAAACTGATGAAGGGTAAAAAGAAATGAACGACCAACTTGACGAGGGCTGCAGATGAAAAATCTCGAACCATCCGTAGCCAACCGTAAGAAGTTTGACCTCGACTTAGCCTACGGTAAGGTTCGCGAACAAAAAGTCGCGGAGATGTTAACGGACAAAAAAATAGAGGTCAAATCTGAACGTGACCTCTGGACAAAGACTGGCAACATTGCCATCGAATATGAATGTTATGGTAAGCCTAGTGGCATCACAAGCACGGATGCAGACTACTGGTTTCACAACCTGTGTATCGGAGACGAGACCTTCGCAACTGTCGTCTTCGATGTTCCTTCCTTACGTCGTATCATAGAGAACTTAGACTACAAGCGTAGTGTCTCTGGTGGCGATAACAACGCTTCACGAATGTACCTTCTGAGTCTTCAGAAGCTTTTCTCAACCGATATAATAAAGGCGTATAAAGATGGCAAAGAGACCGCGTAAAGCGACCCTGTTCGA